AAGATATTGTTGTGAACCATGAAAATCAGGATGCTTACGAAAAAGTAGGGGAAGTTACTGATTCTCGATATGATTCTGATAAGGGAGTCATTTATCAGGGAGTTGTTAAAGACGATGAGTTAGAAGAGAAGATTGAACTTGGTTGGCTTGATGTAAGTCCTAAACTCCTGCATTCAAAAGAGTCTGATGATATTGATGGAATCAAAGCTCCGAAATCTATCCATGATTTCCCGAACCTTTCCATCGTCCGTAAAGGCGCTTCTCCGAGTAATGAACTTCAGGCAGGGCAGCACCCTGAACTTTCCGTTGAAGAGCTTCAGGCGTCGTTTGAAGCTTCTGATGGCTTTCAGGAGTATCATTACCGTTCTCAAGACGAAGAACTTCAAAGTCCCCCCGATAACGTTGATTTTGCTCAGTGGATGTATGAAAATCAGGAGGGAGCTATTGGAGCTTCTGAGGCTTTCCCATGTAGCGGAATACACAAACATACCGTTCAGGGAGAACAATGGTATATGCCATGTGGTTCTCATGATGATTTCTTAGACGCTTATAAAGAAATGAAAGAGGATGAGATGGCTAAATTTGGAGAAGCCGATTATGTTACTTGGGATAATGGTTCTGCTCATGGCAAAATAGTTGATTGGACTGATGATGGAACTTATGATGCTTCTATTGATGGTGATGTTAGTGTTTCTGGTGATAAAGATGACCCCGCCGCTTTAATTCAGATTTATGAGGAATCTGACGGGGCTTGGAGTCCTACTGATACGATGGTTGGTCATAAATTTTCCACACTAAATGAGTGGAATCCCGAAAACGTTTCTGAAGAAAATTCCGTTTCTGAGGAACTTCAACTATCGCAGGCGAGTATGCCTGATTATTCGGGGACGGAAACTTCTTCTTGGGCGGATGTTTCAAAAACGCTCGATAATTTCCTTTCGGGTGTTTCAGGTGAAACTTCTGATGTTGAAACAGTCGATGATTTGACTGAAGAGCAGAAGAATGAGTTAGCATCTCATTCCCTACTTGGCGATCCAGAAGGCGAAACTTTCGATGAAATTCTGTTCTTCCCTGTTGTTAATCCTGATAATAATAATTTGAATCGGGGCGCACTTGAAGCAGTTCGTGGAGGGAGAGGGCAATCAGCGGATATTTCACAATCTGCTATGTCTTCTTCGTTCCGAATGGCTGGCGAGCTTCTAAATGAAGAATTTGATGCAGATGTTGAAGAAGAAATGATGGCTTCTTCTGTTCGACGTGCTGTTGAGGTAGTTGAAATGGAGGAACATGAGGAAGACTTAGATGAACTTTACAGTGAATGGTCGGATACTGTTAATATGACTGCTTCTCAACTCCGGAGTTGGAGTGGGAATGCATGTTCACGGGAAGCTTCTGTTGACCCGACCGCTGTTATTAAACGGAATCTCAACTTACTTGAGACTCCTAAATCGGAGTGGGGTTCGGATGAAATAGAAGATGCTAATAGAACTATTAGCTTCATCAATCGGATGAGTTCCGATGAAAATGAACCCGAAGACCCCCGCGATGGTTCTTTTGGTTGTCCTTCTGAGTGGGCTATTAGTCTGCTTAATTGGGCATATAATCCGTTTGATTCTGTACCGAGTGAACCCGACAATGATGATTTGGGGGACGTTGAAGAACTTTCAGGTGTGGAGGAAATGTCAGAACATTCAGAACAAATGAGCCAAGAAGAACGAAGAATGGCTTCAATGTTGTCTTCGTACTCCGCTTTAACGAAGGATGAATCAATGGGAATTGTTCGTTCGATGAATCCGAACAAGACGAATGATATTCCAGCTATGTCAAAAATGGTTGGGTATTCTCTTGGAGCGCACGAAGAAGAGATGCAGAAGTTGATGGAGAAGATGGCTCAACATCAAGAAGAAAACATGAGCCGTAAGCAGACTCAGGAAGTTATGAAGCGTCATGTTTCTGAGCAGGAAAGTCCGCTAAATAAAGTTATGCAGTAAACCGGATAGATGATTCCTCCTGAGTGAGTTAGTGGGGATGATTGACGGTTTGATTATTTAAATTAGGTGATTTAAAATATGAGTGACAAGATTGATGATGAAGTTCTTAATCGGCTTGAGGCAGAGGCTACGGTTGCTGACGCTGAACCCGAGGAACTGACTCTCGCAGTTGAATCGGATATTGAAGAAACTGAAGAGCGCGTTGAAGAACTTCAGGCTGAGGTTGAAGAGAAGGAGTCGGAAGTTGAGGAACTTCAGACTGAAGTCGAAGAGAAAGAAGAAGAGATTGAAGAAATGTCTGAGAAGGTCGATACTATGGCAGAGTCGTATGCGGAAGAGCTAGCCGAACACAGTGAAGTTATGGACGCTGAAGACTTCCGCGATAAGTTTAGTTTTGAGGAGCTTCAGGAGAAAGTCGATTCTCTTGAAAGTGAAGAGTCTTCGCCTTCGCCCAACAGTGGTGATCCCGGTGCTGGCTTCCAGTCGCCGGATGGCGGTGAAGGTGGAGAAGGTGGTAGTGACGATGTTGAACTGTCTGAGGTTGAAGAAATGGCCGCTTCCTCGTTCTCGGAGCGAGCCAAGCGTCCCGGTAAAGATTACTGGGCCGAGATTGCTGAGGATATTGAGAACGGAGGTGAATAAGTATGTCTACGAGTCAATGGAAACCCGATGAGGATTTGATTACGCATAATACTACTGGGATGAATCTCAATCCCGGCGATGTTGACAGTGACCGTACTGTTACTCTCGATGCCGGGACGAATGATATTGAGATGGGTGGTGTTGTTACTTTTGATGGAAGTGGCAACATTGCTCACCCAACTTCGGAGACTGATGATATTATCGGCGTCGTCGGTCCAGAGTCCGCTGATAAACCCGATTCTGAATACACTGTTCATGTGTTCGGTTATGTTGTTGCTGTTCAGCTTGATGATGATGGCGCTACGGATGTTTCTCCCGGTGATGTTTTAGCTCCTTCCGCGAGTTACAATGGAGCCTTCACTGATGTTTCTGGTGGAATGGCTCAGGCAGTCGATGAGAGTGGAAGTGCGACGTATACTCTCTATATGAACCACCCGGTTGCTCTTGAAAGTGGCTCTGGTGGTACTGATGCTGATAGTAATCTCGATGGCGATGTTGTTCTAGCTTTCTACCGATAAAATTAATTTTAGGTGATATAAATGGTGAATATTACTACGAGTGATGTGCTGACTGAAGAGCGCATCCGACGAGTTATTGAAGAGGAACGTGAATGGCCGCTCGTTTTCAACGATGCTTTCCGGAACATTAATATGCCGGATGATTATCCCGCGAAAACGATGCACATTCCGAAAGATGAAGCGCAAATGTCGGAACCCCGGCGTGTGACTGAGGGGAGTGAGTATCCGCGCACTGAGGAAGGTGAAGAGACGATTCCCGTTACTGTCAAGAAGCACGGGTTTGAGGTTGCGATTACGTGGGAGGCTACTGAATTCAGTGTCTTTGACGTTATTGCACGTCAGACTGAGAAAGCTGCTCGTCGGTTTAACGAGTACATCAATCGTCTTGCATTTGAAGTCATTGACGATCCCAGTAATCAGCATCCTTCCAGTCCTGTTGCTTCGGGAGATGTTGCTGATTCGAGTGGTTTTGACTTCGCTCTTGCAACGTATGTCAAGAAGCTCCTCAAAGATGAACAGCTTAACCCCGATATGATGGTTATCAATACCGAGGGTGAACACATCTTGACCAACAGCGATAACTTCCAGCGAGCGTCTGACCTTGGTGACGAGGTTACGCGAGAAGGCGCACTGGGCCGTTTCGCTGGTCTTGATGTGATGGTTGACCAGTCGGGTCTTATGCCTGAAGATACTGCTGAAGGCTATCTCATTGACACTGATGAATATGGTTACGAGGTTGTCAAGGAGGATATTTCCACGGATGAATACGAGGCTCCTGAACGGGATGCTGACATTTGGAAGTGGCGAACCATGCGTGAATGGCTTGCCGTTCATCCTGAAGCGAACATCAAGTTCACGGCATAGATGTTTGCGTGATTCTGAACGGAGAAGAAGTTCAAGAAGAGCTTGAAAATACGTCTCCTGTTGATACCGGAGAATACCAAGCTTCTTGGTATATGATGCAAGTTGCTGAAGATGAAGTGTGGATTCTCAATGAGGCTGACCATGCCAAGTATGTGATGCTTCCCAATCAAGTTATGGTAAATTCACCGAAAGCAGACTTGCCTGCTTCGGGTATTTTGCATGATGTGAAGGGCGTTGCAAAAAGCAAGCAAAAAACACTTAATCTTAACTTTGCTGATG